CGTGCACGAAGCAAATTATGCGTTAACCTATCTTCATGGTACAGTTACGCCGTGTGTTTGAATAAACGAGTTTACTCACGGGATCACACATTACTGTGGGGGTTTGTGTGATTATTCCCGCACGTTGATTGGCAAACAACGTGTGTATTAGCCCTTGGATAACGAGCGGGTCTATCCAAGTAAAGTCCGCATAAATATGAAAGTACAAACCAATATATTAAGCGAATGCGCCCCTGTACGGGCTCGGTACAGACAAGGTGCTATAGTTAGAGATAACAATTATCAGGATGGCAGCAAACCCAAAAGCTCCTTCCTTTCACGCAAGTTTTATAATTTACGTAAGATTATCAAATTGGGACGGGTAGTGCAGCCTAGCACCAAACCCGCTGAGCTATTGCAGGAGGTTTACGAACGTGTGCCTGCTAAGAAAACCAAGGCTCATATTGGACCTGCAGAACATTCCATTCTAATGGATCATCAGGTTAATATTCCGAATAAAAGTACGGTTAACAAGGTAGTTCGTGGTGTTAAAACTATGAAAACATACTCAAAACTCTACTATTATTTGCGCACCAAGTATTTCATGAAGTTTAGAGACCCAGTTGTATTACAACAGCTTATTGCTGATGCACGAACTTGGATGCTTAAAAACGGAATGAATACTGAGGATGCTGTACATTATGCAGTATTCACGTCTGCGGTTATGACCGCCTTTATCGTAGATCGTGAAGAACTTGAGTTTAGGCAATTAATAAAAGATAGTGACAATTGGAAAAACATGGCACATCTCAATAAAACCATACGTGGTGACCTGGGTTTGAATTTGATCAAACGCAGAGAGAGAGGACTCTTTAAAGAAGCTACTAAAGGTTTTATGAGTAAAACATCAATGCCAGGTGTTTCCAATTTTACCATCTAGGATAGCCCCACTGTCTGCTACGCAGTTTGTCGTGAAGCCCTCACGATACCATTGAAAAACGACATGCGTAGCATAGATGTGGACAGTGAGGCTCAACATAAGATATCGCGTTATATCTCTTTGTTTAACACAACTGGTATAGAGCGACACGTTTACTACAACAAATGCATTTGTAATGAATACGATGCACTAGTTAGACGGCACTTAATTGATGCTGTACCAGGGTCAGATAATTTATGTTATTATGACCTTCTGAGAACGAACTTGTCACTTTATACCTATTGTCTTGGCTTACCATCAGTGGAACGATCCGATCACGCCACGCTGATGAGTAATACACGCGCCAGCATTAAACAGAGATATTTGAGGGCACGCCATAATATAACACATCGCAGGTATTTCTATGATAATGCGTGTTCTAGACTTACCGCTTTTGTCAAGTACGAAAAATGGGCACAAGGGAAAGTTGATGTAGGCAAACCACCTAGAATAATACAATTTAGGCCTTATGAGTATTTATATTTACTCAAAGCTTATTGTTTACCCTACTCACTTCACCTCAAGTCTATAGGTGATGACATTATGATGAATGGACAGTCAATAAATAGTATATTTACTAAATTAATGGATAATCCAAAACAAACATTAGCCCTTAGAAAATCTTGGGACAGTTATCTGTGCCCAGTAGGCATATGTTTGGACCACTCTAAGTTTGATGGTCATTATAATGAAGAGTTGCTTAAGATTGAGCATTCCTTTTGGCGCCGATTACATGGGGATGATCCACTCCTTGACAAAATATTAGAGTGTCAGCTTGATAATCGTGGTTACACTCAGAATGGATTAAAATATAAGGTGAAAGGTAAACGAATGTCTGGAGAATACACCACCTCTGATGGAAATTCCTTATTAAACTACCTAATGTTATACACCTATTGCAAAGCATCAAAAATAAATGACTTTAGGATCCATGTCAATGGTGACGATAGTATCATTATTTTTGAAAATGAAGAACTCACTAAATTGCTGCCCCTTTCATTCTTCAACCACTTTAACATGGAGACTGAGATGGATAGAGCAGTTAATATCTTTGAAGAATTAACTTATTGTCAAAGTTCACCAGTTTGTGTAAACGGCGTTTGGCAGTTGGTTAAGAGTCCTTATAGAGCTATTAGTCGTGGAGTACTCTGTGAGTATAAATTTAACGATTGTATTGACAGATATCTTAGCGCTAATGGCTTGTGTGAGTTAGCTATTTCTTCAGGAGTGCCAATATTACAAGCATTTGCATTGAGGATGATTAGGGCAGGGCAACTCAGCCGTCCACTTGGTAGCGTGGACAAAAGGCCAGCACGCTTATGTAACAACGCGCAGCTGAGGGTTAAGGAAATAACCAACGAAACACGTTGGTCGTTCTACAGAGCTTTTGGTATAGATCCAGTGGAACAAGTCCAAGTCGAACAAGAACTTGTTGGCCATGCCAAAGATTACCCCTATCTTTTAGCATATATTACCAAATATCAAAACTTTCATCTAAATTAAGATGGCAAAACGAAGTAGAAATAATAATAATAATAAAAATAATAGTTTAGTTAAACCTGCAGTGCCTAACACTGTAGGAAATGTAGCAGTAGTTGCAAAATCTAAACATGTTAAAATTCAAAAACCTATCGTAAAGATGGGTAGAGATTGTACTATAGTCACTCATCGTGAGTATATAGCTGATGTCAATTCTGCCAGTTCAGCATTTCAAGTACAAAAATACTCAATAAATCCAGGTATTTCAACGACATTCCCATGGTTATCCTCTGTAGCAAACAGATTCGAGTCATATTTATTTGACAGATTAACGTTCTCATATGAACCAATTTGTCCAACCAATACAGCAGGATCAGTTATACTATCAGTTGATTATGATGCAAATGACCCAGCTCCAAACAATAAGGTTACAGCAATGGCTTATAGCGGGGCAGTCCGTACATCACCTTGGGATTTAGTCAATTTTAATGCTTACAAGTCCGACTTATCAAAGTTTGGAGTGCAAAGGTATACTAGAGCAGCTAACGTCACTGGCGATATAAAAACCTATGACATTGGTTCTCTATTTGTTTGTACAAGTTCCACACCAACAGCTGCAACCACATTAGGTGAGTTGTACGTGGAATATACGTGCAAATTTTATACACCTCAATTATCACCAGTTTCTGGTGGCAATGAGCGTAATTCTCAACAATTCATATTATCATTTAACAATGCCACCAAACAAATAATCGGTAATAGCATTGTTTCTGGAGTTGCTGAGAATCCTTTGGCTTGGATTTATAGTGTAGTTGGCACAGGAGATGAGCTAACAGCAATTGTTGCATTCAAAACCGACAACAATTACCTCATCGAAGCTGAGGCTCGTGCTACTTTTAATGCCAGTGGTGAAACACCTGGTAACTTGTTTGATTATTTTGCTACACCAAATAATCCACCTGCACCCTTGACCGGAAGTACTAATTTTAATGCTTTTTGGGATCTCGAATATCCAATGCAATTTTCTGACCCTAATGGGTCGGTTAATGGCTTTATGGTTGGTGGTTATGGTGCTCAACCAAACGAACAGGTTAATAACGCTCCATACAACCTTATTGGTGTCAAGTTGCAGACAATAGCACATGACCTTCTTAAGGATGATGGGCGAATGGCGTTAATAATGAATATTGTACCCATTGATGGACCAACTGCAAGTATACTCCAACATGTCAGAACAGCCTTTTCAAGTCTTACATTTAATTGGGATATTAACAATCTCGTTAATGCACCACAATTGTTTCAAAGGGCAACCGATGACCGTGATGGCATGATTTACAATCAAGAATTTAATTAACTTGTTTAATTAGTATTAACATTTATTTATTTGTTTATTTATTTATCTATTTATTTATTTATTACTTAAATCCACTCTATTGTGGCGGGAAGGAAAACCCGTAAGATCCAACGAAGGACACCCATGAGGTCAACCGAAAATATAGATTCGTTTATGTCTCCGTTGTGAAGAGAGCTCTGAGTAAAGAACCTAGACGTGCTTGGGCCTGGGAAACCCAACTCTGAGCTAGTGCTGAATCTCACTTCATAACGTTAACATCTAAGTAGTGGATATAGTGGCCCACTAACTACACATCAGTTGTTG